CTAGTATTGTCATCTCCGTATACTATAGAATATACGTATGTCATAAATTCTCCCAAGCTAGATACATTATTTCCATTTGCCCTGTACCAGCAATAGCGCAAGGCGAATAGATTATATATAGAATTTACATACACTGTGAGAGGATGACCGGAAGGTAAAGAATTTTGCCATTCATACACAGTTTTGCCGCGTATGTGTTTAGATTGAGTTAATTCGAGCATTAACATCTCTCTAATTTTCTGGTTCTCTTCTGAGTCGGCATACCATTCATTAATGAATTTAACCATAGCCCAATACACTTCTCTTTTTCCTGAAGTGTCAAATCCAGAGAAATCTCCTGCAGAGAAAGACTTAGTATTAACAGGCGCGACTCGCAAGAAATTTATAACTATATGGTGCCAATCAGTACTATACGGATTGACTCCAACTCCTATACTATTCTTGACTTTATTTTCTATCAACCAGTTGAGAAAAGCTCCAAAATATATTCTTACCAAGATGAGATGTTTTAAATCTACACCTGAAAAGAGGCGAGTAGACAAGGATTTAATCTTCTCTACAGGCCTAGTTTCATCCTTGAGGTTATCAGTGAAAATAAACTCACATCTGATACCATTGGACATAGAATTTATATCCTCAAGAATCTCTGATTTTAGAATTTCCCCATGTTCTGTAATACAAAAATCTTCTCCTACTCCAAACCACTTAGCTTTTGAAGTTGGATATCCTTTGGCCTCAAGCACATAAGGATAACCAGGACTAGTATGTCTACTAATAGGAGCAATATTAGAACCTTGAATACCAAACACAGCATCTTCAAAAGATAATATGTTCTTAAACGTGGGGACGTCAGAGGCGTGATTTAGATCATCAAATACCGAAGCCATAATAGAATCTATCAAATCTTCTGATATATCTATAGGAATAGAATCGTATTTAAAGATTGCTTTATTAAATGCTTCTCTACTCAATACCGCAGGGTACTGTGGATGACAATCTATATAAGGATACAAAATACTCCTGCGTATAGAAGTATTACTGCCTATATATATGCCTTTCTCCTTAACACCTAGAAAAGTCATGCTCGGTGGTAAGGGAAAGTCTGGCGATCCATTATATTGAGGTACCACATCGGATATTAATGATAGATTACTAAAAACCTCGTCAAAATCTTCTTTAAAGAATATTGAAGAAAAGCCTTGTCCGTTGAGTTGTCTTCCTGCAACGTGCATTCCAAATATCTTTGCTTGACAATTCGGATTGGAAATAGTGAATACTGCTCCACAGTCTCCACCGGTGGTGGCACACGAGTATGTAAAGGATCTAGCTATATTAAAATCTCCAAAAGTGTGATCCACCACATGCAAATCACCATGTTTAGCTGCATCTCCAGAGTAGTAGGAGAAGAGCCCACCTGTAGTACACCGTAGGACAAATGGAATTTTGCGAGGTAATTTCTCCACATCTTTCTTGGTAGAAATAAGATGAGAAATATCTTTATTAATAGGAAACTTCTTATTCGTAATATTAACACAGATGTTATCAGTGGCTTGCATAGAAGCGTTGTAACAGCAATTATCAATCAAATCTTTAATCTGTAAAAAGCAGTTATTAACAAAATACATTCCATTAAACTTCTTAAGCGTGACTGTTGATAAGCGAGTGGTAGGATCTACATCATCTGTTACAATAACGTTCAAATGTTTTATAAAATGATACGGCATAACAACTAAAGTGCCTTTTATAGCTAAGATATTGCCTATCTTAACAGAGGGTGAGTCATTAGTTTTATTGTACCATATGGAATACAAATTACTCTTTAGGATACTTGCTAAAAGGGCTTCACCATTAGGGTCAGCTATTAGTGTCATTTGAGGACGCACAACTTCAGCGGAATTATGTTTAACTCTAGGTTTTTGTCGAACCTGAGAATAATCTCGTTGAGCTTCAACGTCATCCATTTCTCCTTCCTTATTAAAATACTTACTTCCGGCCTTGTATGCCATAACAGCAAGGGGCAAAGCAGCAGATAAGGAAATCATCCAAGGTAAAATACTCTTTAAGGTTTCATATATGCTTCTTTGTAAGTTTGTAAGGCACGAGAATCTCTCTTCAAGAAATTGCTTAAAACCCCCAGTTGGTAAGGGGCCACTATAAATATAAGGCTCATTAGTGGGCAACACGTAATCTCTTACAAATGAAGACGTAAAATATTTCTTAGTACTTTGCTCCAACAAATCAATACCTCCATGAGACAATAAATCCAAAACAAATTTCAAATCATTACCAAACCCATTATGTACTTTCCTAAATAAAGCATAATTCTGGAAAAAGTAGTGTTTCTCAGAGGAATGATCTTGCTGATCCATTTGAGCAACAAAGTCTCTAGCTATATCAGAAAATGTCCAATGTGTCTTATAAAACAAGCAAGCATTTACGAATTTCTGCGGTTTAGTGTAATTCTCTAGAGTCCTATACTTCGAAAAGTCAAAGCCGCTTTGACATTCAACATCTGTCTCTTCCATCAAGATGTCATAATTGGGATCTTCAGATTTTTCTTTCACATAAGAGTGCGTAGCGGATCTTATAGTCTCTATAAGTTCACTAGTTTTCTGAGCGAAAAACTTTTCCGTAAGTCTTTTTCGCTCAGCTGCTATAGTTACCAATTCATTAAAGGAAATCTTAGCTTCGAGCTTGCCTGTAAATAAGTCCTTTGGATAAAATTCCATCATACTAGGATGCAGAGAGGAAACTCCGTCTCTTCCTTTGGGTAACAACTCTTTATCTATTTTCCTAGTCCAAACTGAACTACTACAAGGAACTGAATATTTTTCTTTAATAACTGCCACGTAACAGAAGTCCACTCTCCTATAAAGAGCATTAACATCTGTGATAGATGGCGTGTGAGTAAATTGAGATTGATTAGTCGTTAATAATATAATAGGAGAAGCAAAAATCATATTCCCTTTATCTTCTAAATGCGCCGCATTAAGAATATATGGAGTAGTGTCTTTTGCTCTCATGAATTTGGTAAGTTCACCAGGATTGCCGTTATCTACAACTTGCATAAAGTCATTAAATAGACAAACAAGCTGGCTTTTATATCCATCCCAAAAATCATTTTCGGCTGGAACAGTATACACATAATCACTAGCACATTCAATATAGGAATCTACTTCAGCTTGAGAGCAAAGCTCTTTAATAAGAGCCGCTACAATATGATCAGTGGCCTCAGTCTTTCCATTACCTGGAGGACCTTGAAGCATAATAGATACTGGTTCAACTCTCCTACCGTCAAATTCAAAATTAGCCTGAAGGAATTTCTTCTTCAAATCTAGCAATTGTCTATGACACTGATTCATAATCATACCAGCACCCCCACTTTTTGTTTGCATTGGGAGATGCTGTATAATTTCTCTTGCTTGTAAAATTAATTTCTTAATTAATGCAAAATTTGAATGGTTCATATGAAATTGCTTGGTTCGTATCAAC